AAGGCGTAGACGCGCGCCGAGTAGTCGTCCGGCGACATCCGGAAGCCACCGCCCGCGCTCTCCGTCGAGTCGGCGCGCTCCTCGGCCTCGTCGCGGAGGAAGTCCTCCTTGTCGAACGTGTGGTACTTGTCGCTCTTCTTGTCCACCGGCACGACGGGGAAGACCTGCGCCGCGATGAACTTGGCGTCGCCCTGGATGTACGCCGTACTGATCTGCGTCAGGGCGGCATCGACGTGAACGTCCTGGATCGCCGGCTGCGGCATTGTCCCCTCCTGGGCCCTTCGTCTGGGCTCCGGTTACACCGGAGCGCGTAACCCTCTAATCGTCGCGACTAGGCCAGTCGCCCGGGTCGCGTGATCAGCACCGGGATGATCTCGCCCGCGGCGGCGCTCTCGGCGAGCGCGCGACCGACGATGTAGTCGGTGGTCGCGGACGTGATCGCCCGGCCGGTCGCGTCGCTCGAGACGTTCGCGCCACGCGCGATGGCCACGGCGCCCGCGAACACCTTCGAGATGCCGTCGACCATGAGCGAGCCGTGCCGGTCCACCGCGTTCGGCTTGTCCTGGAGCACACCGTCCACCGCGACGCCCGCGCCAGCGAGTCCGATGCGCCCGGCCGAGTCCACGACCATGAACTTGAACTGGTTCGCCGTGTGGTCGGCGGCTGCGGGGAACGAGTAGAGCCTGCCCGGGATCTGCTTGGCCATCGTCGAATTCTCCCTGTTGCTGCGGGGTGGGTTGGTGCTCCCGTCCCCTGGTAGTAGACCCGCGCGGGTCTAGTTGACGGTCCTCGCGGCCGCGTGCTGCTCGGCCCGGTGCTGGCGCGCCAACTCCGGGTTCTCGCGCATGACCTTCGCGAACGCCTGGGCCTCCGTCATCTTCGTCTCGACCTTCCGGAGCTCGGCGGCCATGACCTTCATCTTCCCGAAGGCGGTCGTCTCGAGGATCGCCGCGTCGCTGCCCAGCTCCTCGAGGATCTTCCCCTTCGCGGCGGCCTCGTTCGCGACGGTGAGCAGGCCCATGACGTCCGCGAGGACGCCGGCCGTCTCCGCCTTCGCGAAGATCGCGGCGATCTCGACGGCCGTCTTCCCGAAGAGCTTGTAGGGCTCGGCGCTCTTCTGGAGGCGCGCCGTTCTCGCATCGGCCTCGAGGGCCGCGATCCGCTCGTCGCGCTTCTTCGTCTCCGCGGCCTGGCGCTCGCGGTCCGCTTTCACCGCGGCGCGCGCCTCGGGCGTGAGCCCCTTCATGATCGGGTCCGCGTCGTCGGGGTCCGGCTTCGCGGGGAGAGTGGCGTCCTGGAGCTTCTTCTCGAGCGCCGCGACCTGGCCGGTGAGCGTCGCGACCTGGCCGGCGAACGTCGTGTTGGACGTGCCGAGCTCCGTGAGCGCGTCCACCGCTTCCTGCGGCACCTTGTCCCAGGCGACCTTCTCGAGGCCCTTGCGCAGCGGCTCGGGGAGCTTGGCCAGGTCGATCTTCGGCTGGGGCATCGCGTGACTCCTCCCGCCTCTCGGCGGCGTGTCATCGGTCTTCGCGCGAGAGCCTAGACCCTTTGCGATCCTGCCCGCAAGGATCTCCCCCACCTGCGCCTCCATTTCGGTGGCGAATTGCTCCACGCTCTGCCGGACGAGGCCCTCCTTGTCCTCCGACTCCGACATCAGGATCTCGCAGACGGCGGACCGCAGCGCGTCGAGGCGGCCGTCGATGACCTCCTTGGCGTGGTAGGCGCTCCAGTCCTCCCGCACGTCGTCGAACGAGCGCGGGTCCGGTTCGTGCTCTTCCTTCCGGAAGCCCAGGCGGTCGAGCATCGGCTCGAGCCACTTCCGGAGCGTCGCCGGCAGGCCGGGGGCGATCGCTTCGCCGAGCGCCTGCCACGCTTCCTCGAGGCTTTCCGCGTCGAGCTCGGCGGGCTCCCGGCCCACCAGCGCCTTCGCGAAGGGCGCGGGGTCGCCCACCTTGAGCCACGCGGCCACGGCCCGTCGCTTCGCCGCGGGCAGCGCGTCGGCCGTGAGGTCGCCCGTCTGGAGCTCGACGTAGGCCTGGGCCACCCGCCGCTTCGTGGGCGCCGCGCCCGGCCGGTCGGCGAGCCGCGCCCTCCACGTGCTCGGGGTCCTGGGGTCCGGCGCGTGCGCGTAGTCGTCGGGGCCGAAGCCCTCGAGGCCCTTCCTCGCGCGCTTGTAGAGGCGGATCCAGGCGGGCGGGTTGTCCCCCGCGTCCACCGTACTCACCTCGTCGATGTGGAGGCCGCGCAGCACCTTCGGCACTTATCCCACCTCCTCGGAGTCCTCCGCGTAGCCGGCGATCGAGAACATCAGCCGCTTGCCCGCGACCACGTTAGCGAAGTGCTCGCCGGCCGGGTCGTACTGAAACCCCACCCACCAGCCTTCGTTCAGCCCCTTCGCCACCTCGGCCGGCACGCCCAAGGCCTCCCACTTCGCGCCGTCATAGAACGTCGATTCGATGAGCTCGCCCACGCCCCGGAGCTGCTTCGAGTGCATGTCGGAGCCGAGGCCGGCGCCAAGGTTGAACTCGTAGACGGCGGGCTCGAGCTCGTCGGGCGGGATCACCTCGCCGGAGTGGTCGATCACCGGCGCGCCCGCCTGCTTGCAGACGTAGGCCCAGCCGAACACGCGCCCCTGCGCGTGGTCCAGCTTCGCGACGGTGAGCGCGTGCGCCTGCTTCTCCGTCTTGTGCCACTTCCCGTCGCTGCCCGCGGCCCAGCCGAGCCGGCGGAGCGTGCTCCAGGCCCCGGCCGCGGCGCGCCCTTCGTCGCGCGTCGTCGCGAGCGTGCTGTTGAACACGTTGCGCCAAACATCCTGCGCCGCCGGCGGCAGCACGCGGCGGACGGGGGCGGGGAGCTCGGCGCTCGAGGCGTAGGGCACGGCCTCTATCCTACGCCCGCCCCCCGAGGTAGCGCTAGAGCCAGGTGACCCCACTCCCCCGGTTGCGACGCACGATCTCCCGGAGCTCATCGACCACGCCCACGGCCATGGGGCGATCCCAGACCACGGGCCCGTCGAGCCGCAGCGCCGCCTCGAGGGTCCGCGCGAGCTTTTCTAGCCACTCCGCATCGTGGCACCGGAGCTGTGGGATGAGCTCCACCGGCGCCCGCGGCGTGGGGAGCTCGCCACGGAGTTGTGCTGCGGCGACCGTCAGGCGCTCGACGAGCCGGTCGTCGGTGAGCGGGCGGCAGTCCGGGGGCAGGGTCGCCAGGTAGTCCGCGAGCTTCCCCTCCGCCTGGGCCCTCGTCTTCCCGTAGAACCGGCGTCGCACCCGCCGGCGGCCCTGACGGATCCGCACCTCGGCCGCCCACAGGCCGTCCTCGCCGCGCATGTAGACGGAGCCCGCCCCGTTCGGACGCCGGTCGGCGCCGTTCGCCCTCACCCCTCGGCCGCCTCGTCCTCGACCAACGCCTCATCGCCCGAGAATTGCAGGAAGCACCGGCAGTTGTGGACGAGGATGGAGTTAGCGGCATAGAATCCGTCATAGGTCTCGAAGTTGTAGACGTGGCCCCGAAACTCCTCGCGCTGGACACGGATGAGCTCGTCGCGCGTTACGCGCACGGCGCCTCGACGCCGCAGCTCGCCAAGGCGTTCGGTTGCTCGATCACCGCGATCAGCAAGCGGTTGCGGAAGGCCGGCGTCCTCCGTTCCCAGTCCGAGGCCGAGCGTCTGAAGTGGGATCGCATGACCGAGCGCCAGCGCGCCTGCCAGGTGCAGGCAGCCCACGCGGCCAACCGCGGGCGCCACCCCAGCAAGCTCGAGCAGGAACGCGCGGCCATGGGCCGCGAGCGCACGGCCAAGCAGAGCGACCTGGAGCGCTGGGTCGCGCGTGAGCTCCTCGAGCGCGGCGTTCAGACGACGCCACAGCAGGCGATCGGTCCGTACAATCTCGACTTGGCCGCGCCGCCCGTCGCCGTGGAAGTCTTCGGTGGCTCCTGGCACTTTAGTGGCCGACACGCCGCGCGCACGCCGCAGCGTCTCGAATACTTGCTCCGCCGGGACTGGCACGTGCTGATGCTGTGGCACGACGCCCGCCGCCCGCTCGACGACCTGACATTCGACCACGTGGTCGCCTTGATCCAGCAGCTCCGCCGCGATCCAGCCGCGATCCGTGAGTACCGGGTGATTCGGGGTCAGGCGGAGACGGTGGCCGCCGGCAGTCTCGAGGACCACGAGCTCACCATCAAACCAGCGACGAAACTGGGCCGCGATCCGACCACTGGTCGATACGAGAGCGTCCCCCGGTAGGCAAGCGGGGTGGGCGGGCGGCCCCTCGAGGCCGCCGGCGGCCGTGTCGAAGAGGTCCTCGAAGGCCACCGTCTCCCCGTGCAGGGGCTCGCAGATCGGGCACACGCGCTCGTCCTGGACCGTGAACCAGGTTTTCTCAACGCCCTCGAGGTCCACGGCGCCCTCAGCGGCCGCCACCTCATAGTAGCCCCGCTCGCCTGCCTGGAGCGCGCGCTGCATCTCCGTCTCGCCGATGAGCCGCCCGCGCGCGCGGAGCAGCCGGTCGCGGAAGGCGTTCGTCCGGCGCTCGAGGAGGGCCTCGATCTGCGCGGTTCGCGCGCGCTCGGTCGGGACGAGCTGGCGCTCTAGGGTCCGCCGGAAATTCGAGACGGCCCGCACCTGGCGATCGGTGAGGCCCGCGAGCTCGCCCACCCGGGCGAAGGTAGCCGTGGGCGACGCCCGGTCGGCCAGGGCCTCGAGGAGCGAGCGGCGGATCCCGGCCCGCGTCTGCGTCGTGATCCCCTGGACGGCGGTCGCGGCCTGGGCGTCGATGAACGAGGCGGCCACCTCGCGCACGGCCTCGCGGCTCACCCGGGGGAACGCGGGCGGCCGGTAGCGCATCCCGATCTGCGCCCCGGTGTTCACGGCCTCGTCGAGCCGCTGGACGAAGGCCGTCCGCAGCCGCCCCCGGAAGGTGGCCATCGGCAACTCGAAGATGAGCGGCCGTACCTCCGCCGGTCCACCGCCTACGCGCGCCGTCGTGAAGCTCCGGAAGGCCTCGGTCGCTCGCTCGAAGTCGCCGCCCAGGGCGTTCCCCAAGCGCCGGCGCGCGCGCCGGTTCGCCTCACGTTCCTGGCGCCGGGTCGCCTTCGTGAACCGACGGCCCGCGTAGCGCCGCACCAGGGGCACGGCTCAGTCCTCCGGCAGCCTGTCGGGATCTTCGGCAGGCGGTTCGTCGTCCTCGGCGGGCGGGTCCTCGAGCGGGTCGCCTTCATCCTCGGTCGCCGCGGGCGCGCCCGCCTGCTCGAGGAGCCACTTCTCGAGGGCCTCGTTCGGGAAGAGCGAGACGCCCGCGCCGGCGAGCTTCGAGATGTAATCGCCGAGCTCCGTGAGGTCCACGCTCTCGACGTCGCCGTGCACGAGCGCCGGCCGCTTCCCGGTGAACGTGTTGAGCGCCAGCAGGCGGGGAATCGCGAAGCGGTTGAAGATGTCCGCGATGGAGTCGAGCCACGCGCCGAGCGCCACGGAGAACAGGTTGGTCTTCGAGCTCGCTAGGGCAAAGCTACCGACCTTCTCATGGCCGAGTACCACGAAGTCCGCGAGCACGGTCATGGCGATCTGTGCGTTGTAGCGATTGACGATCTCCGTCGTCTCGAATTGCCGGCGTCCGCCCGTGGTCAGGAGCTCGAGCTTGTAGAGCTCGCGGCCCGCCTCGTCATATGCGAGCGGGAACAGGATCCCTTCCTTTTCGTCGCGGCGAATGTTGCGGAGCAGCGTCTCGAGATCATCGGCAAGCGCTCGATCGGCGGCGGTCGCGTCGGTCATCAGGAGCTCGACGGGGACACGCGCCACCGGGAGGCCTGCCAGGTCGCGCTCGATCCCGATCCCTTCGATTTCCTCGATCCGTCTCTTGAAGGTCCAAGAACGGTACGCGCTCCGCAGGATCGAACGGCCGAGCGGGTTCCCCTTCCCCGTCGTGGTGCGGAAGTGGAGCAGCCGATCGTAGGGCAGCAGCACCCGCCGGTAAGCCGGCGGCGCGATCTGCTCCACGGCTTCGATCTGCCCGTGCGCGTCGAGCTGCCAGCGCTCGAGCGTTTCCTGGGCACGGATCGGGAGCTTGAGCCAGCCGATCTTCCCGTCGTCGAACATGGAATCCCGCGCCTGGTCGCGTGAGGCGCCGAGGCGCCGCTTATACACCTCCTCGTGTATGGAGTAGCCGAAGTGCAGGAACGAGAGGATGGCGGAGAGCGTGTCCTCCCACGATTCGGCCATGTCCTCGAGCGCGCCCTCGACGAACGACGCCACTTCCTGATCGGCCATCTCCTCGCTCGCGGGTTCGACGCGCCACGACGCCTGCCGGATCAACATCTCGATCGCGAAGAGGACGGCGCCGACAATCGCGTCGTTGTCCGCCATCTCGCGGTAGACCTGGATCGCCTTGCGGCCACGGAGTTGCTTGAGGAATTCCTCGTCCACGCGGCCGCCGAACACCCGGAGGCCGGTGCTCCCCATCTCGCCGCCCGAGCTCGAGAGCGTCCGCCGGCTGCGCGTCTCGCCCTGCTTCTGCACCGGCTTCGCCTTCGCCATCAGCGGGACCTCCAGGCCGATGCGCGATCGCTACCGCCGAGCAACCGGCCCAGGCGCGGCGACGTGTGCGCGGTTTTCTCGAGGAGGCGCGACGCGCCCCAGACCTTCGCGTCCAGGCGGTCGGGCGACTCGCCGCCCGGTTCCCAGTTACAGAGCTGGTCCTCTAGCTCGTCCATGGCGTTCGGGACCACCACCGGCCGGACCTCGCCGGCGGCGTCATCGTACCGCGATTCGCGGCGCTCGCGGACGTGGTGGTCCCGGCCCTGCTCCGCCAGCGCGGCCACCGGCTCGGCGCGCGGCCGCTTGCCGCGGCTGGCGTGCACCAGGATCACGACCACCGGGCGCCCGGTAGGCCGGGGCACCGTGCGGATCGTGTGCGCCACCATCTCGCCGCCGTTGTTCGCCTCGGCCACGATCTCGTCCGCCTCGAGCTCATCGTGGAGCTCCACCGCCCGACGCGCCCAGCCGTCCGGGGAGTAGCGCCCAGACACGTCCCGGAGCGTGTAGAGATGCCGCTGTGGGCGCCCACCTCCCGCCACCTCGACCACTTGGGCGGAGCCGATGCCCACGATTCCAGTTTCGGCGGAGTCCTCGCCGGACGTGACGGCCGGGTCCACAGCCACGACCACCTTCTCGAGCGGCGGCACGTCGCGGAGGTTCACGCGGTCGCGTTCGATCCAGGACCGCCGCCACAGGGCGCCCTCGGATTCCTCCAGCAACTCACCGTAGAGCTCCTGGCGGCCTTTCTGCGTCCCGGCGTACTTGGCCACCACCTCCTCGACGAAGGCGGGCGCCAGGTTCGGGATGTTGTCGAAGGTGCTCGGGTTCGTGACCACGACGCCCGCCTCGCGCACGAGGTCCCGCACGAGCTTGATCGGCTTCGGCGTCGAGGTGATGACGGCCTGGGGGTTCGTGCCCAGACGCAGGCCCAGCATCAAGTTGTCCCACGTCTCGCGCGGGTAGAACCAGGACGCGATCTCATCCGCCCACGCGAAATCGTGCTGCGGTCCGCGCAGCAGGTCCGGCTCCTTCGACGTGAAGACGACGGCGCGCGGGCCCTTGCGGTAGCTTCGCCCGGTGTAGTGGGCGCCGCTCACCACTTGCGAGCCTTTCCACTGGAGGCGCCGCAAGCTCGGGTTGTAGGCGGGATAATTCCAGGGGCTCGAGACGGCCAGTATGCCGCTTTCGCCTTCGATCATCGTGTCGCGGACGTCGGAAGCCGTGCGCCCGACGAGCGCGATTCGCTGCGCCGCGCCCGTCTCGACCTTCTTCCGGACGAGCTCGGCGCCCGCTCGCGTTTTTCCACTCCCGCGTCCCCCCTTGATGAACCACTTGCGCCAATCGACGCCAGGCTCGCACTGATCCTTTCGGGCCCAGGTGCCTTCCCAGTCGAAGAGCTCGAGGACGAGCGCGCCGTAGGCGTCGCGGTCCAGGCCCTCGAGGAGCGCGCGCGCCTCGGCCCGGTCCAGGCCCTCCAGCTTCTGCGCGAGGCGCCCCACCTACGCCTCGACGATGCCCAGGTACTCGCGCCGATCGTTGAGGTTGGCGCCGGCGTCGATGGTCACGACGGCCAGCACCCGCTTGCCGCGTACGAAGGTCGCCGTGTCCGGCAGGATCGCCCGGTAGTCGCCTGGCGAACCGCCGACCGGCGCCAGCGTCACCGGGTTTGTGATCCCGGGGATCGCGGCGGCCGTCTCCTCGTCCGTGAAGCTCGCGCGGACGATGGCCGCGGCGAGCACGGCCGCGGTGAGCGCGTCCGTCACCTCGCGCACTTCGAAGGGCGTGTCGCTGCCCAGGAACACCGTGAACGTCTGGTCGCCCATGACCTCCCCCCCGCAGACGAAGAGCCGCGAGCTTACCGCGCGCAGCGTCGCGAGCTCGCTGGTCACGGCTCGCGTGGTAAAGATCGATCCGACCTCGAGGCAGCCGACGCCGAGCGGGCCCTGGAGCTGGAGCGCCGGCGCGTCGAACTCGAGGACCGCCGGCGTCAGGTTGAAGGCGTGGAGCACGGTCGCGCCACCGCTTCGGAATCCGAGCTCGCGTCCGGCGAGGGGCACGGCTACACCGGGTCGAGCTCGCCGATGTGCAGATCGGAGAGCGGGTTGGCGTCATTGATCGCGGCGCCGGCGCCGTCTTTCAGGTTGTACGTCTTCCGGAGCGTCGCCTCGGCGTCCGCGTCGAACACCTTCACCTGCCATTGTGCGGGATTCGTCTTATCGAGGAAGCGTCTCCCCGTCACACCGTCGCGCGTATCTTCGAGACTCGATCCTCGGATGATCGTGTCGGTGAACACCGTGAGCGATGTCTGGCTCAGCGTCCGTTCACCGTAACCGGAGAGAGCCACGAGGCCAGCCGTGATCGACGCCGCGAGCGTGATCGACCCGGACGAAAGCGCCCACCCGAGCTGCTGGTTCGCGACGGTCATGTTCGCGATCGTCCAGGATCCGAGCGTCGTGCCGCCGACTACTTTGGTCAGGGCGCCGGTCCCGGCGAAGTCGATCACGGTGCTGAGCACCTCGTCCGAGGCCACTTGGAAGAGCACGAGCTCGACGCCGGCCCCCGGGACGATCGTCCCGCGCAGAAGGCAGGTGAGCATGAGCCCGCGAAGGCTGGTCACGGTTGTCGCGGTCGCGCCGACGATGCACTCGGACGCAACGTAGGAGCTCGTGGCCCCCGTCAGGTCGCCGCGCAGCCCGATGCGCGTGAAGATGCAGTCGCCGACGTCCGCCGCCGCCGCGAACGTCAGAAGATCCGTCTCCGGGTCCCGGCCAGTGAACGAAAACCCCGAGACGTCCTGCGTAATCCCAGCGAGGGCGCCGTGGAAATCGAAGACGCGCGGGAGACTGAACGCCGCTCGGATCGTCAGCGCGTCGGCGAGGTTGCTGACCGGGTCCTCCGGCGTCCCGCGCGGAAACGCGGTGCCCGCCGCGCCGTTGATCGTGTCGATCGT